TTAGTCATCCGTAATCCATGTAAATGTCTTTATACGCTCACAGTAATCTGTCTTGCCAGTTACAATGGATACTCCTCCATCTTTTGTGATGTAATATCTGCCAGTCCCGATAACTGACGTACCAACCAATTCGCTGTACGTCTCTACTATGTCTACGACTGGTCGATATCCTATAGGTATCCTTAATTCATCAAACGGCCCGTGCGATCCTGTATTCGGGAACTGTATAAGCGCTGTGATTTTACATGTAACCACGCACCCTCTCCTTTTTAGCTCTACACGGATGTTATTTGCGGAGTTTGTGCTTGTATATGGACCTTTCACGGTGCCGGAATCGTAATTGCGATACGCATATATGCTTATACGTGGGGATACAGAATTTCTTGCATATATCATTTCATCCTCAAACTGGATTGTCGTTGCTTTTCCCGTATTTTCATTTGTAAACATGATGTTTTGCAAGTTCACGCTCATAGTAGCTCGATCTGTTGTCGGAGCCTTACCGGAGAAAGCCAAATACGCATTACTCAATGACGCAACATTTTCCACTGCTCCTTGCACGATTTTCTTGCTAATAATCTTTCCGGATGTAACATCGATAAGCATTGTTCCATTCTTATCCTTAATAAGTCCGGCAGTTACAGTTCCAAGATCTGCCGCTATCGCACTTAAAGTCTGTGCGTTTAAGTTATCAACAGAAATATAATGGATCACCCACCTACTTCCATCCCACCGCTTGATCGGCTGACCGGAGGCTGTTTGCCATAACTGGCCAACTTTAGGATTTGACGGAGCCGTAGAAGATACAATTATGCCACTTGGTCCTGTAGCACCGGTCGCTCCATTATCACCGTATACTCCGATGATACATGGTGCTGATTGATACGTGCTACCATTTGTATAGGCAACAACTTCATAATTCCACAGATATTTTTTTGACGCCGTTATTGCTTGTACAGTTGTAGTCCATCCTGATGTGGACGCCGACACACCGCTTCCGCTTGCCGTTGCAAGATAATAATTCGTGATAGACTTTATTCCGTTTCCAGTTACCCCTTGTGGTCCCGTTGCACCAGTTGCCCCCTGCGGTCCTTTCGGGCCAGTCGCTCCTTGTGGCCCCTGCGGTCCAGTAGCACCTGTATTTCCTTGAGGTCCTTGCGGACCAGTAGCTCCTGTTGTTCCTTTGTCTCCGTATATCCCGATTATTTTTGGTGTAGTGGTCGCTGTCGTATTATCTGTAAACGTAAATTTTTCATAGTTCCACAAGTATTTATTTGTTGCTGTCATCGTCGGAACTGATGTACTCCAACCGCTTGACGCTGTTGTAATTCCTGTTTTTGCGGAAGAAATCAAATAATATTCTGTAATAGTTTTTATCCCTCTTCCAGACGTCCCCGCCGGCCCTTGTGGTCCATTATCACCTTGAGGTCCCGTTGCTCCCTGCGCGCCCTGTTTCGATTTCGAAACCGTAAACCGTCTTGTGATAGAATTTCCGTTGTATGTTACTTTAATGTCAACCCATCCGTTATCCGTAGATAGAGCGGATACCTTGTAAGTACGTGTACTTAAATCCCATGTACCAGCAATTCCGGAAGATTTTGTTACGGTGTAAGTAGCGACTTCTGAAACGTCCTGTGCGCCGTTGTAAACCTGCACTTTTGTAGAGCAATCTATAAAGTTTCCACCGTTTCCGTTTGTGTCTGTTGCTACTGTTTGGGAATCGTTGGACAATGTTACTACTAAAGTTTCTATGTCCTCAGGAGCGGGAGACCAGTCTGTGGCTTTATTACCCTTTTCAAGTTTGATATTTCGAATTCTCCATTTTTTACCCACTTCATTATTTGATAACATGAAATCTATTTTTCCATTTAAAGATGTAGATGGATATTTTAATTTCAATGAATATTTTGCAGGCGTTTTGTTAATTGTTTGATTTTGATCTGGAGTACCAAAATCTGTTTCTAACACAGCAGTTTCAGCAACAGTGTCTACCAGATACGCTTCGTAACTCACTATGTATTCAACATTTTTTTCTGGTATAAATTCTTGAACAAATCCAGACCATGTCCCACCAATCGTAACTTCACACCATCCATTAACCATCTGGAGAGATTTTGTATTACTACCTTTAATCCAATGGTTAAAAGTATTAAACCCTGTGTTTAATAGTAAATTCCTACCGCCAATCTCCAAATTATCCACATCCGTAAGCACAACAACACTCTGCGTATCCAAAGCATTTATAGTCCCGTCTGCGCTGTAAAGCGTGCAACGGAGTATTTTCGCAGTTGCAGTCGGTGTATACTCCTTTGCACTTTCGTTCGCAGATGAGGTGTATTTCACGGAGTATGATGTTCCGTTGGTTGACTCTTCGATTTTAAATCTACCATTATATGGTATCCTTGTCGCACTGTCTCCATCTCGATAAAACGACCGGAATGTTATTTTAGATGGTGTTAAAGCTCCGTCTGCACCTTTTTTAATAGCGGTATCGGACGCTTCCAGGATGTAGCTTCTTGAGTTTGTTCCGTCTTTTCCATTTTCGCCTTTGATCTTTGTCCATGTATATTTCGTAGCATCTGTACTATCTGCCTGTGTATAATCTGTATACTGCCCGATATAGAGCTTATTTGTACCATCCGTGGTGGAAAATCCCGTCTTGCCATCTGCACTGTTTGCATAGGCAATATGTAGATATGGGGTCTTTCCATCGGCTCCCGGCTTTCCTGGTGTTCCGATCGCCCCGTCTGCGCCTTTGATCTTACTCCATGCATATTTTGTCGGGTCTGCGCTGTCATTTTGCGTAAAATCAACATACATTCCGATATATTCCCTATTACTGTCGGACACGGAAAAATCTGTCCTACCGTCTGCGCTGTTCGCATAGGCGATGTGGGTGTACTGTGTTTTTCCGTCCTTCCCATCTTTTCCCGGGATTCCCTGATCCCCCTTTGGACCCTGTATACCATCCAATCCCGGAGCGCCTTGTGGACCCGGAGGTCCCTGTTCGCCTTGCTCTCCTTTCTCACCTTGCGGACCCTGTTCCCCGTCTTTTCCATCCTCTCCATCCATTACATCCGTGATTGTGACCTCGTAATACCCACGTTTTATCCCATTTTCTAGAGCCTCAAATGAGTACACCGCCTTTGTATCCACGTCAGTAGCATTTACCGTAACGCTCTTACCAACATAAAACTCATGTCCATCCTTGCTCCATCGGAATTGTAGCTTGTCTGCCACATCCACGCCGTTATCGTAAGCGTAAGCTGTCAGAGTAGTGCTACCGATGCCATTTTTAAAGATAATGCCGTTGTTTGTTGAGATAGAGCAAGTATAAACCTTATTTTTATTAATAAGGTCTTGCATCCTCTGTAATAAGCTGTCCGAAATTTCCGATGTCAGCTCTTTGTAGTTTGTAAATACCGTCTTTGCAGTTTTTGGATTGGTAAGACTCCTGATCTGTTCTGATACTCTTGCCTGTAGATAAAGGACTGGTGTCCACTCCTGATCCTGCATCCTTACCGTATCCCCGATGTTGGTGTCAAAATATCCGTCCACCTCGTAAGTCACCACCGGTTCAGATGCTGTTTTAAGATCAGACAGAGCCATGCTATAGAGCTTGTCCTTGCTGTCTGTATCATACTCTTTCCGCATCAGGATATAAGCATCCTCTTTATTCACGATATTGGACGGAAACCGGTCTCTTGCCTGTGGTGCGCGGATGATCGCACCATCCGTAAAGTATTCCAAACGTCCGTTTTCATCGTATTCTTTCTTGTCAAGACCATTGATTGTCAGACCGTCCTTTCCGGTCGGCTGGATGCAGGTGTAAAGCTTCTCGGCATCTGTGGTTTTTCGAATTCCGGTAATTCCTTTCCCGTACCGCAGTACAATGTCATTCCGGTATTCTCCGACTCCGCTGTCTGTATCGGAGTGTTTCCGATATACATTTAGGACAATCTCTTTTAAAGAGTAGTCTCTGTTCAGTACTGTCTCAAATTCGATCTCCGCAGAAAAGACATTAGCCAGGGAGAATAATCTCTTTAATACGGACGTTGTACCGGTCCATTCGTTGGTGATCCGCTTATCTGACACCTCGTTGAGACCCAATTTAAGTGTCCTCTCCGCGTCAAATACGGTAAGGTACTCTTCAAAGCTCATCGCCTGTCCTGCCTTGTATTCCCCTGCATCCTCGTTGATTAGCTCGAAAGATAACGACCACGCCGTAGCTGTGATCGTCTCCTCTGTTTGCTCAGTGTTTACGATGTTTAGATAGTAGGATTTCCCTTTGTGTATAAACGCCACCTTATTCCCGGCGGTAACATTCTCTGCATCCTGATGCTTTGCGGACACCGTAAAGGTGTAAGTATTGGCAGTCCCCTGTAAGTACTCATGTAGCTCGTCATCCCAGTAGTGCATGGACTTCTTGTGCTGATTGTCCATAAACGCTACTGGTGTGTTATTCGCGCTTAAAATCGCGATCCTGATGTTATCCACTATAAATACACCTCCCGTATTTTCGCTTTAATCTGTGGCGGTGGAGAAGAAAAGGAAGAATAGCAGAACTGCACTTCTGTTGTTCCGGGTGGCACTTTAAAATAGTCCGTCCCCGTAATCTCATCTCCCTTAGCCACCATCCCATTAACGTAGACCCTCGTACTCTCCCCGTCTATAGACACCACATCTCCGGCACGGTACCGGTTCGGCACATCTCGGTATTTTTCCACGTTATCCTTACGGAACCAGATACTTTTTAAATAATTGTGCGTAACCAGCTGATTTCCAAGATCTCTACTTCCCCACTGCCCGATCCAGACCTGTATCTTCTCACACACCATGTCTTTAATCTCCGGGATAGTAAAGTGGTAATACTTCCCGTACCAGAAAATACGCAACTTGTCACCCTCTTTTAAAAAGTCATTGTGTCCGCCGCCCATTTTTAAATTAAACGGGTTATCCTCGTAGGATGTCGGCTGGAAATCCAGTGTCTTAATTTTCTTGTTTTGAGGGGCAAACCAGTCCACATGCGCCGTATTACCAACCGTATCACTCTTGTTAATAGACATGGCGCAGATTACTTTATTATCTCCTGTCAGAAATGCAATGGTCTGCGCTCCTGTCTGCCCCATTAATCCGGTTTCAAACCAGTGCTGTGTGTAGCAGTAAAAGTTTTTTGCGCCACGTCTGCCCTCGCTGTCCACTGGGATAGTAAGTGTTTTCATTCCACCGTTCCAGTATCCAGATGTGGCTTGTCCACCTTTTAATGCCATCACGTTATATCCGGCAACATTCCTTACTTCAAGCGTCCCCTGTGTGGTATTCTCTGGATTTTGGTAAGAGGTGCCATGATCGTCTTGAAACAAGCCGTAACCGTTAAACAGTTCTTCGGACGCTTCGTAGTTCTCTCCGTCCGCCTCTTCCTGTTTTCCGAGCTGGATCACTCCATACTGGCTTACCAGTCCGATAAATCCGTTTTCGTGTTGGTGCGTGATCTCGTAGTCCACGTCTGCCCATTCGGTGCCGTTGTTTTGGATGGTGATTGTCTGGTAGCCGTCTTTTTGTACTCCGTCAAAGGAGAATTCTGCGGTAGAGTATGCTACTCCGTCCGGGATGAGCCATGTGATTGTTCCCTCTCCCAGAAATTCCGTTTCTTCACTGAATTCTAAAGTACCACTTGGAATCGCATAAAAACATTTGTTCGGAACATTTCCAAACACTAACTTTTTTGGTTCATCTACTTTTAATGCTTTCTGTAAAGCATCGTACTTCTCTTCCAGATTACCCTCAATCGTAAACGGCATCACAATTTGTTTGTTCTCGTATGACGTGTAAGCAAAATCACTTCCATTCTGTTTTTCTGCCTTCACAAACGATGGATTCCAGTCAGCACCGACAAACGGTGTAAATCCCTGTAGTACTTCGATGTACTTTCCTAATTCGATGTCATTGAACTTCACAGAAAGTGTCATGTACGTTCTCCTTTCAGTAATTTCTTAAAATCTGTAATTCTTTGCTGTTCTGTCAGCATTGGAGCTGCTGTTTCTTTAATTAATTCTCTTCCATTCAGTGTTGTGCTTACTTCGATCGGACGTTTTGCCAGATCAGAAAGTCCTGCCACTGCACTCATAATCGCCTGATTCTGCTGCTGAAGCTTTCTGATTTCTGCGTTATCCATCTTGTACTGCATAACAGATGTTGCTGGACGATTTGCCACTCTGGATGCATTAAAAGCCATGACCTCTCGCATCCGTGCTGAAACAGCGGACAGATCAATAGATTCCAGTGCTGCGTTTGAAATATTTCGGGAAGATTTTACAACTGACTTTTCTTCATCCTTAATACCCAACGCCAGACCTTTACTGAAGAATTGACCAAATTCCCTTGTCTTTTTGGATGGGGAACGCTCATCAAGTTCCCTTTTCGCTGCTGCCAGTGCAGAAGAAGCAACTGCGATAGCTGCGGAAATAGCCGCGGAGCTTCCAGCCGAAATACCATTGGCAAGACCATAGGAAAAATTCAATCCCTGATCGTATGCCTCGCTTTTCATTCCAACGCCCTTTAAACCAGATACCGCTCCGTCTCCCAGGCTTTTACTGGATGACTCCACGTTTTTCTTTCCGGAATCAATCCCACTCTTTAACCCATCACCAAGTTTCTTTCCTTCCTGTTTTCCTTTTTCGGAAAGCTTGACATTTGACAATGCCACCGCTGCATTGCCGCCTAATGTAGATGCCGCCGCATTTACTGATCCAGAACCACCAACAATTCCATTTGCAAGCGCGTTTGCAATCTGACTTCCCATTGCCTGCGCTTGTCCCGAAACATTTGCAGATGAAAGTCCTGATAAAGCCGCATTTTCCAATCCTGATGCAGCCGCCTGCACAACTGGGGCTTGACCGCTCAAAGAGGATGACAGTCCAAAACCTACGTTGTTTCCAAATCCTGCCGTAGCTGACAACATATCCATGCCATTCAGTCCTTGTGGAATCTGACCGCCTAAGGAAGCCGCTGCCGTCAATACGGCATTGGAATTCGCATGCAACGCATCAATTAGAGACTGTGTTGCCTCACTTCCTTTGCTGGAAGGAACCGTTGTCGTATCTGTAGTACTTGCACCTGTATTGATCTCATTCACAGCGCTTTTTGCTGCTTCATTGATCGCAGTTTTTCCACTGTTTACAGAATTCGCAGTACTATCCGCCGCCTCTTTTCCTTTTTGAGCAGGAACCGTAGAAGTATCTGCCTCTGCCGCTCCCTCACTGACGCCACCCTCGATAGTGTCTTTTGCTGCTTGCTTCACTGGTTCTTTTCCCTCTTGTAAAGCGTTCGTTGCAGCTTCTGTGGTTTCTTTCGCTTCTTGGGCTGCTGCTTCTGGATTGCCTGAATTTCCGAGTAATTGATTGATTTCATTTTGATAAGCTTCAATCGAAGCGATATTATTAGTAGATCCCTTTTCGTATTCAATTTGAGCCATGAGCCACATGATACGAGCTTGAGTCACCATTTCATTCGTTACTCCAGAACCTTTTTCCGCCGCTGCTGCACGCATATCGTCATAACTTTGCAGAAAACTTTCAGCTTGTTCTTTCAAAGCTTCTTCGCTCGCTTCCCCAGCGCGTTTCATATCATTTGCCAATGCCAAAACAGAAAGAGCGGCATTTTCACTTCCGGATTCAACTGCCCCCATTGCGGCTTCGTAATTTGATATCGTAGTCAAATACTCATTGGAAGCAGTTTTCGCATTATCAAATGCCTTTTCCGCTTCAAGTAATTCTGCATCAGCTTCCATCTGTGCTTGTTGAAGACGCATGATTTCAAAAGAACCTGCTGCCTGTTCTGTAGTCATTGACGCAGTGGCATCTTCCAACTTTCTTGTTGCTTCTTCGGATGCTCTTAGTGCCTCAGAATAATCGTCAAATGTGCGAGAAACTTCTTTTGCTGCTTGTGTCTGATTCTTTATCGCTGTAGTATAATCATCCTCATAAGCGGACAATATTGCCTCTGCTTTTTTCTTTTGAATAACTTGATCTATGGATTGCGTTAACTCACCATACTTCTGTATTACTCCATCTGTCGTTTCAATCTCTACGCCAAGTGCTTCGGATAATGTGGATGTAATAAAGGCTGCACGTTCCTCATATCCTTCCTTTATCTTCCCATTTTGGTCAACAATTCCCTGTAACTCATCCCATAGTTGCTGATAATAACCAAACTGCGTCTGAATTCCGGCAACTTCATCTTGTCTTGCAGCCTGAGTTTCTCGGATTGCTTCTGCCTGCTCTGCCAGTTTTTTATTGGCTTTATCTGTAGCAGACTCCGCTTCTTTCTGCGTCAAAGCATAAACACCAAGACCTGCTGCCAGAGCTGCTACCGCAGAAATCACAAGACCAATCGGATTCGCTTTCATAGCAACGTTCCAAAGAGTTTGTGCTTTTGTGGCTAAATTCACCTTTCCTGTAAACATGCCAACAACTGCTTGCCCGGCTGTAAGTGTAGCGTTTGTTGCAACACCACTTTCCATAGCCAGAAGCTGTGCAGCATAGTAAGCATCCACTGCTGCAGAAGCGGTCTTCCATGTTTTCACACCTTTTTTCAATATAGATGTTGTTTCATTGACAACTTTGTACCCCTTAAAAGCGGTAAAAGCTGCCGTTGCTGATGCTGCGATCAAGTCCAGATTCTCTCCTGCAAAGTCCAGTGCCTTTGTCAGTGGCGGGAGCGCTTTATCAGCCAGATTTCCAACAGCATCTACTACATTGCTTAAAGTATCAACCGCTGTTTCTCCAGCTTCTCTCAAGCCGCCGTCACTCAATGACTCTGCCACTGCATCAATCGCATCCTCAACCGGCTCTTGCAGTTTGGATGGTAACAGCTCTGCCAAACCGGATGCCATAGACTCCGCCATCTCTCCGGCCGCACCGAGAATTCTTCCTTTGTTCAAAGCAATTCCAGAAGCAAATGCTTCTATAAAATCAACTGCTGTGTCTACCATTTCTGGGGCATGGGATGCTGCTTCTACTGCAAGATTTGCAAATTCATCACCTGCTGTCTGGATTGCTTCATTCAGACCACCGTTGTTGAAAGAATCTGTAATATTGTTGATGCTTTCTGTTGCCGTATTTGCTGCATTTTTCAGATTGTTTGCTACGCTGTTGTAAAACGCCAGCCCCAATGTTTCTGCTGATCCACTAAGCTGCTCCAACGCACCAGATAGATTGTCCTGCATCGTTTCTGCAGCCTTTTGTGCTTCACCATCACAACTCCTGTATGCCTCTGTCAGTTCACCGAGAGATCCCTCTCCCTCGTTAATCAATGCCAGCATACCGGACAATGCTTCTTGTCCATACAGGGTGACCAGATAATTATTTTTCTGCTCATCCGTCATTCCCTCTGTTGCCTGTCTGAGCATTCCAACCTGTTCCGTCAGGGATTTCATTTTCCCGTTGGAATCGTAGAAGGAAATTCCAAGTTCATCCATAGCTGCAGCCATGTCATCCGTTGGCTTTGAAAGTCTTGATAACGCACCTCTTAAAGAGGTACCAGCCTGACTACCCTGTATTCCGGCATTTGCCATGATTCCGATTGCCGCTGCTGTCTCTTCCAAACTAAGTCCTGCTGCCCTTGCAAGAGGAGCTATATACTTCATTGCCTCTCCGGTATCTGCTACAGAGGAATTCGTACGGTTTGCATTCGCCGCCAGAACATCCGCAACGTGTGCTGCATCGGATGCCGCCAGTCCAAATCCTCTTAAGGTTGATGCTGCAATATCCGAACTGCTCGCCAGATCTTCACCGGATGCCGCTGCCAGATTCAAAAGTCCCGGCATTGCACTCATAATCTCGGATGTGGTAAAACCAGCTGCTGCCAGATTCTCCATTCCCTCTGCTGCCTGACTGGCAGAAAATGAGGTATCAGCACCTAACTGCATTGCCTGTGCCTTTAATTGCTCGAATTCTTCTCCTGTTGCTCCGGAGATAGCCTTAACTCTAGACATCTGAGATTCAAAATCAGAACCCACCTTGATTGCCGCTGCTGCGACTCCACCAAGTGCTGCTGCCGTTCCCGTGATCGCTACCGTTGCGACCTTTAAACCTTTGGATGCTAAACTTCCTATTTTAGATATCGCACTTCCAATTCCGGTACTGGATGATTTCCACTCTCGTTCTGCATGACTCGCCGCTTGTTCTGCGCTCTGCCCCATTTCGCTAAATTCTCGTTTCGCCGTGGATGCAGATGCTGACGAACCTCTTTCTATCTCACTCCACGCCTTTTTAAACGCATCACTGGCACTCATTCCTTGTTTCCGGTACTCTGCTGCCATACTGGCAGCTTGTGCTTTCATAGATTTTTCTGACTTCTTGAGCCCTTTTTCTATCCCGGAAGAATCCAGATCTGTTTCAATTACAACTTTTCCATCTGCCATTTACTCACCACCTCATGTTAAAAATTTGTATAAAAAGAGCACCTACCATTTCTGATAGATGCTCTGATTACTGTATTTAGTTATGCACACTTTTCTTCTTGCAATCACTGTTCTATTAAGAGTAGTACACGTTCTGTAAAACCTCTGGTTTTCTCTGTTGCGCTGTTCAGTGCAAAACTCCTCCAGTCCTCATACTCTTGTGGTGTTAGTTTTCTTGCTTCTCCCACAATCTCAGCCAGTTCCGGGATGTGATCTTCAATCAACTGTCTCTCTGTCATGCATTTACTCCCCCTCTGATTCTCTCAGCATCTGAGCGTATAAGAAACCATTGTTAAATTCAAACGCTGAGCATACGTCAAGGTACGCATTAAACGCCTCATGTAATTCATTCAAGGCCTTCCTAACCTCTTCTGGTGCAGTAAAAGCCGCCTTATCCATATATTCCTCGCGAATCTGTTCCAGTTCCTGTTCTGTATACTTTCTCATCTTACGCCACCTCCTGATAAACAACTTTGCATTTATTTGTATTACCATTTGATAACTGATGCTCAATGAGTGTGGGATACCCATTTTCCTCCAGCCATTCTTTTACTTTCTGGAAAACAGAATCTTTATATTGAACAGTAACGCCGTCATGTCCATTCCTGCTATAAGCTGTCTTTACAATTTCGTCCTCTGAAACATCCAACTTCTGAATGATAGCACTTACTGCCTTATCGTGTGGTCTGCCACTTTCCGATAAAATACCAAACTCTTTCGCCATCGTAGTACAATCCCACAAGACCGGAACTTCTGAAATCAGCGGCACTTTCACTGGATACCCGTTGTCTGAATAAATACGGATAATTTCAGCAGCTATGTACTTAGAGTCTACTCCTGCATCATTGAGAGCACCTTTGATGTTCTTTACCATTTGATTGACTGATGGGAGTTTTTCTTTGTGGGCAGGTTTCTTCTTTGGCATTTCATAGGAGCCCGTCTTTCTGATAGACGGAATAACATCCAGCGCAAGCCAGTTTTGAAATTTTTCAGCTGCTGGGTTGCTTGCCTTCATTCCAAGACGATAAAACAGTGATTCTGGAATGTAATCATCTTTCGCCCACTTGTGGGCGAAGCCACATTCTTCGCTAAAACCATTCATTCTTTCCCATCTGATAGATGTATACTCTTTCCCATTTCTCTTTTCAGTTCTACACCATCCGAATCCAATTGCAGTATCTTCTGCACTAATAGAAATACTTCCATCTGGATTTGGCAACGTTCTTACTTGTAATCCCAATTCCTTATTATTAAATACTTGTACGTTATTTCCCATGATCGATTCCTCCTACTTATTTGAAACTACACTAAACAATTTTCTCAATCTTCTTTTTGGCTTCTGAACTTTATATCTCTCACCTGTTTCGTTATTCACCAGATAATTTCCTTCCTTATGATAGGTAGGAATAGAAATACCTTGTTCTTCCATGAATTCTACGAAAATATCACGTCCACCATTTAGACGGTGCATCTGATTGATGATTCCCATCCAATGAATTGCGTATTCCATAATGTGAGGATTCCAGTACTCCAGTAAAAACTCGCTGGCTTTTTCCTCTCCGATAGGTGCATCATATCCCAAACGTGCCATATAATCTTTGGTATAGAAATAATCTTTACACCCATATTTTTCACCATCATAGTCCTTGGCAATAGGAAATATCTCCATGAACTGTCTCGGTGTGATTTTTGCAACCATCTGATTGATAAATTCTACAATGAAGAACCACGATTGTGTTTCCTGTTGAGAGCAGTCAGAATTATTGTCAAAAACATGTTCAATAAATTTAATGGACAGGTATAATATTTGTTTGAATTGATCCGGTCTTTCCTGCCAGAGTCTTTCTAAATCATAACCGCCATTTGCATCTGTAATTCGCTCCAACGCTCTTGCGTAGTGTTCTCTTTTCGGCTTGTAATCGATCAGTTTCTTTCCATCTAATACATAGAAATTGTACATAAAATTTCTCCTTTTCATTGATTTCACGAAAAGGATGTGTTATATTATAAATAGCACAACCTTTTCGTTGTGTTTTTCATTAGAGATTCGTTAAACTTGGTAGGTGGGCGAATCTCTTTTTTCTATTGTTTGAATTTGTCAAGTACGATTTCATCATAAATTTTCTTAATACCTCTTCTTATGATGTCCGCCTTTGTTAATCCGGTTTTACTACTACAAAACTCCAGCATATTCGCTTCTTGCTCTGATAGTCTTATCCTCGTGTCAATATTTTTCGGATTCTTTGACGGCGGCCTCCCTTTTGCTGGTGACATCTCGCTTCTCCTTTCTGGTTACACAATTATTTATTTAACGGTTACACATTTAATATAACAATCGTATAGCAAGATGTCAAGAGGTTTTTCAAAATTTTCCCATCCTACCTTATGGAATTAAAATAAGACACAGCATTTCGCCATGTCTTTCTGTTCTTTCCGGGGAGATCAGGAACATGCCCTGAAAGGACTCCTCCCCAATATTCAATTAACTTCATTTATGTTCTCCTTAAAATTTGGTATAAGAAAACCACCTACTTATGTAGGTGGCATCGTTCGTATTTTGTATTTCATAAATTATTATGATGTTTTTGGAGCTATACTAAATAACGGACTTGGAAAAGATACTTGCTTAATTTTGTAATCACCTATTTCTAACTCCGTAATTTCATTTGACACCATACTGGCTATCTGCTCTATTTCATCATCAGAAAACTTAAATTCTGACAGATATATAATCCCTGTAAGCAATTCTGCATATTCATCAAGTTCCCCTTCTCCTGCTGATAAGGATAACCTCTTCAATTTTTCTTTATCCAGATCATATGTAAAGGCTAATTCCACTCCAGTAGTACTGTTGTACGATACAGTGAAAATATTTTCATCCACTTTCGTATCCTTAAGTTGAAGTTCCGGACTCTCGACAATACCTGCTCTCATCATATTTTCTGGCAACTGCGTAGTTACAATCTCCGCAATATTGCTTGTAATCTCTGCTTGATTATCGAGTCTTTCTTTTTCCAATCCATTTGTTTGCTTAATATTTTCAGTGCCTTCTTTCTTATTGCTACATCCAACTGCTAAACTGCAAGACATACAAATAAGCAATAGAGCACAAAGTATTCTATTCATAATTTTTCTCCTGTATTTTATATTGCATCATTATGTGTAAAGGCGGATAATTCGTATCTTACTTCTGCGAAAAAATCTGACTGGGGAATTTTCCCCAGTGAAAGTTGTTTGCAATATCTACGAATATCTTTTATCAAGTCATTGTGTGCTTTTTCTATACTTACTGTGCAACGATCTGCGCTCTGCTTAATTTTAAATACTGTCCATCCTGTACTGTCAAATACACTTCTCCTTCGAAGTTGTCATTTGCAATTATCGTTCCTAAATCTCCTGTTGAGTTAGCGGTAACTTCATAATAGCCGCCATTCGCAGCTGATACTTTATACTCTCCTGCCGGAATATCTTTTCCTACAAGATACATTCCATCTGGATATGTACCATTAACCGGAGTGAATGCAGCCGCCTCACTGACGGGAACTGCCGTTCCGTCAAACTGGAAATACTGTCCGTCTTGTACTGTAACATAGGCTCTATTCCTATAATTGTCATTGCTGATGATTGATTCCAAACTTCCGCTGGAATCGGCTGTCACTGCATAATAGCCGCCAGAAGATGTGATAAGATATTCTCCCGCCGGCATGTCTGTACCTATTTTGTACATTCCGGTTTGATATCCAACCGGCTCCTCTACTTCGCTCTCTGGAGTTGCTTTAAACTGATCTGCTATCGCTTTTTCCTTCAAGTATTGCTCGTAATCTTCTTTTGTTTCATCGTCTCTTTCTACTTGCAGTCTATACTCATAATCTGGATCTGTTCCAGATTTAGTCAGAAAGTAAGTAACACCTTCTATCACTTCATGCTTTGAGTCTCCGATATCTGTTCCCATATTCTTTAAATTTTCTGCTGATAAGTATGTCAAAAAATCTCCCAAATCAGCAGATAATACATCTGTTATCATTAACGCCATAATCCCTACGCCAACAAAAGTCGTTTCATCCTTTGCTGTGGTAGATACTATTGTTATGTTGCTGTTTTCATTCCCAATTAACGTCATAAAACTTCCATTAGAGCTATCAACCAATGTTTCTAATTTTCCACCATCATCCAAAGTACTTACACCAGAGGATGTAAAGTTGCATTTTCCTCCTGCTTGTAGTGTGGCCAATACTTCGTGCGCATCATCAAAAGTTCTGTCAAAAGGTAACTCAATTTCGCTTTCTTCTTCCTTTTTGCTCTCCACCTCACCAGCATCTTTCTTCTCCCCACATCCTGTCAGCATCCCCACACAAAGAACTGCTGCCAGCAAGACACTTAGTACTCTCTTCATAACCTTCCTCCTACCCTATACGCTTTACCACATACTCATTATACCGTGATGGTTGTGGAATCGCAAGGATGGAATGGACTATCCATTTCTGGATTAGCCTTTCCACACAACTGTGGAAAGCGCATTCTTACTCCATCATCCTTCCCCAACCTGTTGAGGAAACAGCTCGGATGTCCGTTTTTCGGACTTCCAAAAATCTTTAATGTTGGCTGCAAAATTTTCAGCTCGATTCAAAACTCTTCCGCCATCTTCCTTACTTCCCGATAAATCTCTTTATACGGAATTTTCTTATCCATCAACTTTCGGATTCTCATTTTCACAAGGGTTTCCATTGTTTTCAATTCCAAAAGCGTTTCCTGTGAGATATCATCACGTTGACCACCATGCAATCCGACTTTGCTATTTATCAGTTTGGTAAAGATTAGATAGTATCGATCCGCATGTTTGCTTCCCTGCTCTTTTGCATACTCTATGAATAGTTTAATCTGATCTGTTTCATATCGCCTTGCTTGCTTAGATTCATTACGGATTCCAAGCCATTTGCTGTCTTTTTCAGAAGATATGTAATAACCGTTCTTTCTGATAGCCGAAATAGTTTCATATACCCAATCATTAAACTTTTCTGCAATCTCTTTGTTTGAATATCCACAAATAGCATATATTCCTCTTTCTTCGTAAAGAAATGCTTTTTTATCCTTACCTACTCCATTGAAGGGGGTCTCAAATTGTGATGACCTTACTTCTACGCTGAATTTATCTAAGCGTTCTTTATGTCTTTGATGTACTACCAAAATCGCATGGGCTGGATTTTTATACTCTAACGCATATCCAATCTGTGTCCTGCTCATATAGATGTTGTTTTCCTCATCCACATAAAAATCACATACTGTCCCTAAAAATTCTCCATGTTTCACAAGTTTTAGTTTCATACTATTTCGTATCCTTTCCACTTAAATTTTTACATTGATGATGAATCCAAGCAAAAATAGAGCGGAATTTTCCGCTGCACTTATTATGGACTCTATATATGTGGACTCCTCAAAATTTAGGAGTCGAAATTCAATACTCTCTGCTGACTAGCAATTTCAAGTATCAAAATAAGGTGCAGCACTTCGCCACACCTTTACACACACTCTCTACGTTCGTACGTTTTTCGTACGAAGCAATTCACTCACATCACCGCCGTTGAGAAGCGCATCTTCAATCTGCCTTGTCCGGTCATCCATAGCCGGTGCCTGATTAAGACCGTAATACTTCTGCATTGCCCGGTAAAACTCTCTTTCCTCTTTTGAGAGGTTCTTATTCGACACGTCCATTGTACGGTACTCAATAACCTTTGACAGCCTTGTATCTTCTCCCAGATTCTCCAGAAGCAGCATAAACTTCCACCAGTGCATCTCTTCTGCCTGCAAGTCAATTCCGTACTGCTGGATGAAACCGGCATAGATCAGTCCTGCATCCTCTTGAAAGTCAAACGGTTGCTTATCATTGACCCCTGCGATCTTTCTCGGAAATTTCTTCTTTGACTGCTCCTTTCCGCAGGAAAAGAACCAGAACATTTTATCCACGTGTTCTTCCGTGAAATAATCACAATCTCTGTAGAACAGCAGCAACACTTTCAGTAAGGAATCTCCCGTCAATTCTTCTGCACTTTCTATGATTTCATTGCATTTTAAAACAGTGCGGAAATCCCATTTTACAGGACACTCCACACCATTCACGATCAAAAACTCTGGAAATTTTTCTATTAAGAGATTCATCATTTTTCTACAAGAGCATTTCCCTTTGATAACATTTCCAATCTTCCCATAATCTCATTGTACTGATTGTCCTGTCTGATCTGCTCTGTGACCAACTGCTCATAAACTGCCATGCAAGTAAGCAGGTCATTTCCTTTTCCGCAGACGCGCTCACCCGCACCCTCTCCAAATACAACATCAAACATCTGCTTCACGCTGCCACACAGAAATCTATTCTGCTCCAGTTCTGTTCCTTCTGGCAGCTCTTCTGCAACATGCTTCATCTTCTCTAACTCAGCTCTATATCGTTCTTTCAACTCTGGATTCTCCAGATCATACAGGTTGAATTCCAATTCTACTCCATTGATAATCATGTTCTTGCGCTCCTTCCTTTTCCAATTCTTGCCTTACCTACTACTCCCACGCCAACCAAGGCATTATCGGCGGGGATTATACTTCCCCCACCGTAAAATTCTTTGTAGATGTATCAAACTGTCCATCTTCCCAGTCAGATACACCAAGTAAATTTCCAGAGCCCTGAATCTCACCATCGTTGTCCGAGAAATCTGACACCTCGATGGCTACTTTTCTTCTCTTTGCATAAAACTTATTCTGCTGTTCTGCCACAGGCTTTTCCATGAACACCTTCACATAATAAGTTTCTGCATCTGACCCGGTCTTTTCATTTTCTCCGATATCCGCAATAAATTCGATCGCTTTTTCAGAACGGATCAAGTCGAACTCCAATGGTGCCGTCCATTCATAAGAGCCGATTCTCTGTGTTGCTGATTTCTGATTGACATATCTTTTGGAAGATGTCTGTGCAGATGGAGAATCGTCCAACTGAGTCACTCCAAATCCAAGAAGCTCATAAGTTTCACTCAGATTTTTTGAAACATCCAGATATCCCGGATGCTGCCATCTTCCTACGACACCAGTCTCGCCTGATTCCGCAAAAAACTGAATATTCATTTTCATACTTTTACTACCTCCGTTTATAATAAATAAATTGACATTGTATCCTATATTGGCACTTCGTCTCCTGTGCGTCATACAGATATCCGTCTGTTGTTGCCCGAATAGATTTGCTTTGCAGTTTCCCCGTCAGATTCGGAAGAGCACCTGCTTTTGTACACTCATCCAACCAGTCTGCAAATTTCTCATAGAATTCCGATGTGTCTCTGTTCTCTTCGTCTCCGTAAAGCACTCTTGAGCATAAAGAAAACACATACTGCCGAACAGTATCACCGTTCGCATACCGCTTTAAGATTGGTTCTGCTGGCGTACTTTCAATACTGTATGCAGTCACATCTTCCTCCAACATATCTACATTCACAACAGGGAACATCTCCTGAAACTCCTGCAGAAACGGGCACCCGGCAATAAACTCTGCCACTTGGTTTGTTATACTCATTTCGCCTTCCCTCCGCAATATTTCGCAACAGACTGTACGATTTCTTTCCCACGATCCGCCCACATACGCTCTGTCCAGTGACTACCAGCGCGAGCATGTACAGATCTGTTCTTTCCTTTATTCTCGTAGTAATGCCGCCTTGCATAAGGAGTGTCATATATAATAGAGGATGCTGTTTCTGTCACACTGTCCATTGACAGGTTTCCGCTTAATCTCGGCACATAAGGTGTGGACAGCTGTCTTACTTCATGGGTGAAGAACTTCTGCCCTGCTCCGTTCTTATTGAGACTTCTCTTCAATAAAATTTTATCTACCGGATCTATATCAAGCCTGATCTTTGCCATTAAGAACCACCACCTATCCTGATATGCTTAGAAGAACCAAAAAAGTTCTCGGAATGACTGAGCACTTTCCCAATCGTTCCAGAGAACCTTTTCCTGATATCTTCTATTCCGGTGACATTTCCTCCATCCCATTCTCCAAGGATAAAGAAATCACCATTCCGCACAGTCCATTTTCCATACACTTCTGTTAACCGGTTGAACTCATCCGGTGAAATCCAGTCAACACATTCTGAATATGGAATCCGGATCTGGTATTCATCTGCGCTTCTTAATCCATTTTCTCCTACGGTGCTTTTCTGGTTCGTGTGAAACCAGACCTTATGGATGACATGAGGAATAAACACCATCTTCCTGTTCTCCCGATCTGGCCACTGATTAAAAATCGTAATCTTAGCATTCGTAAGCATTGACATTCACCCCCAGATAAAGCAGTCCTGTATGCGCTAGATAACGGCGGATGACCGCGTAGATTTTCGTTTGCAGAGCGTCTACTGCAATCTTCCCCGCCTCCGCTTCAGTCGCGTAATTCACGGAATATCCATCTGTGTTTTCCGACTGCACTTCCCTTCCTCCATGTTCCATTCGGTTCATATCATCCTGATAGATCATGTCAGCAAGTTCACACAGGCAAAGCTTCACTAACTCCATATCGTTCTCACTCGGCTGTAAATGCATCACTTGATTCAGATAGGTGTTAGCTTTCAAGATCGGCTGTTTCAATGACCGTTCGTCCTCGATTATAATTCCATTGTATTCTTCTACGTAAAACTGAAAATCTACACGTATCAACGCCTATTCCTCCTTATGAATTCGCCATGATCCCCTGTTTTTTCATCCCCGCAAGAATCGCATTGATTTTATCTTTCAGGTCAGTTGCTGTTTCTGTGGACAAATCTGCAATCAAAGCCATCTGTTTCACACCGCCCAGCGTTGTTTTGTTCGCCGCTGGAAGAGTGTAACTTGGTCCTGCTGGTCCCTGTGCGCCCGGTTCTCCCTTGTCTCCTTTCGGTCCTGCTGGTCCTGCCGGTCCTACTGCTCCTGCTGGTCCTGCCGGTCCTACTGCTCCTGCTGGTCCTGCTGGTCCAACCTGCTCATTCTTCACGCCCTGCTCTAACTTATTCAGTTTCTCTGCTGTAATAACGTCATCATTATTCCATGTAGTTGGTGTATATGCCATTATTATTACCTCCGTCTCTTATTTTGCTTTACCTGCTTTTGCCTTTCCGACTTTCGCAGTTCCTACTTGTGCCAAATCGTCATCTAGGCCTTTTTTTTTACAACTGCGTAGTTCTTGTCTCCAAGACGGTATCCGGTACAGATTTCCACCTGTGCAAGAGTTCCGTTGAAGTTCTCAGAGTCTTTCAGTCTTGCCATAGATAACAGGTCAATGATATGCAGTCCTCTCCAGTCATACATGATATACTCTACCTTTGACAGATCTTCTGTCTGAAGCGTTTCTGTATAATCGTAGTATTTTGCAGCTGCTGTCAAGTCGAGCATATTACACTCTACCCACAGCATTCCGAGGTAATATCCCATCTGTCCGGTACGGATGATCTCGTCATTCTTTACCGGAGTAAATTTGTCCCCTGCAACTTCCAGCATCGTACTGTATGTCTCTACAGATGCCATGACCACATTCGCGGACGCTTTCTGTTTACGGATTGTTTTTCTTCCTGCGATTATCTTACTGATAATGTTGGACGTTGTAATTGCTTCTGTGTCTTCCATTGCAGTTCCTTCGTGCACCAGACATGCAAGACCAGACTGCTGCCACCCTTCTTTGCAAACCTGTGTAGACTGTGCGAGATGAGCATCCGCTGTATCGAATGGTACGGCACTCGCCTGTACATTGTAGATTTTTGTTGATTCCTGCTGTGAATTGTTCATCAATACTGAAATCAGTTCATTTCCTGCAGTTCCATGCTCAAAGTCAGATGCTGGCTTTTTCGGATCTTTTGCAGCCTTAGCAGCCAGACGGAATACTTTTACTGCTCCCGCTCCTTCCGCATCTCCCTGATACTGATCGTTAAATGTCATTCCCGGCTGAAAAATTGCATCAAAATAAAAATTTGGTGCAACGATTGAACTGTATTTTTCACTTACATTATATCCGCCATATTTCATACTCTGTCATTCTCCTTTTCTATTTCGCATATTTGTTGTTTCCATATTTTCTTGAGAGGTAAGCTTCTTCTTCGGATTTTGTTTCCGGTCTATAAGTACCATGAGTTCCTCTTACCCACGTCTTTTTTCCTCCATCCGGTTCTTCCTGTTCGAACTCATCTGGGTATTTCTCTTTGACGCCTTTCATGTACTCATCTGCGCCAACAAAAGCACCATCTTTAAACTCCATCTTCTGTTCCAGAAACTCATGTAAGATTGTCTTTCTGGATAAAGGAGATTTAATCTTCTGAGTATCCAAAAACCGCTCTGCTGCAAACATCTTTCGGTCTGATTCAATCTGGTCATTTAGTGCTTTCGTGTCTTCGTTGTACTTTTTCTCCCAGTCAGCGGCAGACTGCTTGATTCCGTCAATATCCATGTCCTTGTAAGACTTGATCGTAGTGTTTGCTTCACCGAGCTGTGTCTCCAGTCCATTGGCTCTCGTCTCAAGGCTCTGGTACTTTTCCTTGCTGATATAGCCGCCATCTGATAAATCCACGAATCTGACATGCTTCAGCTTATCCTCGATTCCGTTGTTATGCTCCTGAATCTTTGCATCTACCTGTCCGAAAAGTTCTTCTCCTAATACGTCTCTTAACTGCATCTTTATTCCTTTCCTTGACCACTGTTTATTATCGCGGTGTCTCCGCTGGCCGTGGCAGTTATTCTCCCATGCCACAGGGGATGTTTTCCCGCAGTTTAAATGTCTTGAGGGTTGATCGGACAAATACTGTCCCCAAAATTGAGGAAAGCGTATAAAAATAGCACCTACCACACTGGATAGATGCTAAATTTATTGTTTTTATTTTTGAAATTGGCATAAAAATACCACTCACTCAATTAAGAATGAATGGTATCATCTCTTTTCCGCCGGTTCCATATGAATCTTAAAATTACAGGTTGTACAATTGAAATATGTACTTGTTTTTGGATTATAAGGTGTAATGATTTTACCTGTTTTACATTCCGGACAAATTACTTCTTTTCCATCCCGTAACGCCTTTATCATCATTCCAATTTCTTTTGGTGTCATTACTTTAGCCTCCATTCACGATCTGAATATCTTCCTTTTACTGATTTTATTATATTCCTAATGTCTTGTCCCGTCAATTTACCTTTCGTATGTAATTCAGCAAAATAGTCACAAACAGCTTCTGCGTGTTGATCTCCACCTATATCTAATCGGATATGCGTTGCTTCATGGATAATCGTTTCCGCCGTCTTCCGTATGCTTTGTGTTTCCACCCCATTGATATAGATATGATTTCCAATACATGATCCATACAGTCCTTCCAGTCCCGTTTCTGAAATTGTATTGCTGCTATAATATACGTTAACGGAAATATGATTCGTTTTAATAAAATCAAGAACTGTCTTTCCAACATTTGACTTATTAAGATTTTTGTATAAGTTAGCTGCGAGTACTGTATCCATTTCTTTTGTAATCTCTACATCGAATATTTTTTCTGCTGTCTTCTTTTTTATATTAGAAATTCTTGACTCAAATATTCTTCCCGGCAACACTCTTCCAAGCCCATCCATATACACTCTCTGCATCTGCTCTGGAAGTTCCATCTTTTTGGAAAATCCTTGATATTCCCGGAGTGTGTTCAGATACTTTGCTTGGGCTGCCTGTATGTCCAACTGACTGGCTTTTCCCTTTTTTAGAAGATCAATGTCACTTCTCTGCTTTCTCATTCTGGTTTCAAGTGTTCTCTGACGCTGCTGCGCTTCATAGGCGTTGTATATTTTTCCCTGATAAGACCTTGCGACCTGTTCATTTGCTTCCATTTCCCGCAATTGTTCTGGTGTATACGTTCTGACAGATACCCCTTCCACAAATGCAAAGTAGCTATGCTTACAGTTCGCTCCGCACAGACCATCTACATCTCCCAAACGACAGATCGAGATCAGTTCCTGCTTTGTATACACATTCCCTCCCCACCAGTGAGAAGGTCTATGCCCGGCATGCCACGTTACTTCGTAGGTATCTGTCCCCAAATCCTTTGCCACCTGCTCATTAATCTGTGCAGCAAGTTGATGTACACCAGTCATGACAGCTCGTCTGACCGCCACAGGGGCCCGATTCCCATATCCTGATGCATAATTTACTGTCCGTATCCCACTGGCTGTCATTTCCTTTACTACACGCCTGAGAACGGTATTGTAGTCGAATGCTCCGGTTACAATGTCCATACATGCACGATCAAGATACTTCTGATAGTACTCCGAAAATGGAGTGAATACTTTCTTTCCTCCGCAATCCAAAGCAAATCCCATTGATCGTGTGATATTCTGGATTTCATGTTTTGTCTGACTTAGAATCGCTTTCGCCCATGTCTGCATCTGCTCATTATCTTCATAAGGTGTGAAATGGGCATTTACCTGTTCGTAGATTTCTTTTGTTCTGGTGTAATCCTTTTCGATTACAGTATCATAAATCTCCCACAGCTCCGGATCAGTAAGCCCTGAAAGACGTTTTATTTCCGATTCAATGAACTCCGTGGAATTTCCAATGATCTGTATTCGGTTTAACTGATAATCCGCTGTAGATGTAATTCCACCTGTCTTTTTAATCCTCCTGACTACATCTCTCATAATGCGGTTCTGTAATTCGAGAAACATTTTTTCAAGTTGCAGTGGCAGGTGCTCCATTTCCTTTGGCTGCATATCCTCACACCCTATTCCATTGTATCTTCCAGACTAAATTGTGATGCCTGTTTCCACATCTTGATCGCCTGCTCTTCCGTTTCACCAAAACGCTTCATCCGATACTCTACAGGACCAACAACTCCAATACTAAAATCAGCACGGAGCTGCTCTGTCTCATATTTCTTGTCTGTTACAAGGGAATCATCCCAACTGCAGGATACTTCCACCTTTCCCTCTGTGGCAATGCCTCCCAGTGACATCCACACTTCCACTGCTGCTACAAGATTCTCAAGTGCGTTCCCAAGGCTATTCTGAATAGATTTTACCGTTGCGTAAGAGCGTTGCTTACTGGCCTTAATTTCTTCTGCTGTCTTATCCACTACCTGTGGATCTGAAAGAGTTCCATAAGCCAGACCACAGTTAAACTCTACTTTCTGTATGATCCTGTTGTACCCGTTGAAGAAGCTCTCATCCCGGATCTCCGGCGAATATGCATTAAAAAATGGATTACCGTCTTTGCTCATTACATTCGGCCCCATTGCCCGGTAAAGCCGTTCTTTCCCTTTTGGCAGGATAACTTCTCCCTGTCGATTCTTCCGAAAGAATTCGTCTGCTGCCTGAATTGCCGTTTCCTTTGATTTGTATTCCCACAACACTGCTCCATACTGCTCATCAGCATCCCTGATCTGATTCACGGCTCTTGCATAGATCGATACACCAAGAGGAGAATGGATGTCTGTATTGTTTGCCAATGGAATTTTGAAGTAAGAAAACAGCATCCTGTCCGCATTCTGAAACTCGACATAAGGGGCAATATCTGACCATTCCGGTACTTCTTCCAGATTGATCTCCTGTCCGAGATTTACGATATCATCCGTTTTTACCATTGCTTTCTTACTGATAAAAGCTTTGTTCACAATGCTGTATCTATCGCCCTGTAATGCGTGATATTCAAGTCTTGTATAAAGATTCTTTCCAGCGCGCTTAAATTCTGGGAAGATAGCCGCTGTAATCTCTCCTGCGCTGTTAAACTCTACCGGATAAAAGTCACCGGCTCTCACTACATCTATCTCAATCCTTTTCTGGGATAAATACGGTTTAAAGACCACACCGCCTGTACTGCAGGCAAACTCTGTGTAGTTTGAAATCTCATTTAGAAACGGCTGCATCCCCTCTTTAATCATTTCAGCTTTGCTTCCGCCCGTAATATTGATACTGGATTCCATTGTCACCAGTCTTGCCATTTCGGAGCAGATTGCTGCCGGGAGGTTCAATCCCTTTACATCATCATTCAACCAGGGAGATTCGTTGATATACATCTTTGACCACCGATAGATTGCCTGTGCCATTCTCTGGGATACCGCAACATCCACTCCCATTGCCTGTTTTATAGTTTCATACTGTATCAACGTTCCTCACCTCTTTCTGATATTGGCAACATAAATTTAATCTGATTCCACATTCCAACGCATAAATAGCGTGTTCCATCAAGCGCATGATCGTTCTCTTTTACTGGTATCTCAACGCCTTTTTTAATTCCATCTGTATTGTACTGATAAAGTCCAAACTCCTTGATCAGCATCTTCTGTTTCTCGCTGACGATCATTCTTCCGAAAGACAACAACTTCTGCACACGGCTGATCCCCAACTTGACATCATTCTGCGCCGGTATAACCGGTATATGGGGGATGACTCTCCGTATTTCCTCAATCAGACCTGCTGCCGATGGATCCACGAATATGTAGCTGACTACACGGTCATACTCCTGTTCTATCTTGTCGCAGAATGTTTTCATATTCTGTGCATACTCCGAAGGAGATTTCTGTGTTCCACTTTCTCGCCCAGAATAGTAATACTCATCGATTCCACGCAGGACCTGATTTTGATAGTCAATGCCGAACGCTTCATAGACTGTTGCATTCTGTTGACCGTAGTCCACTCCGATTCCAATCTCCCCAATGCTTCGTTTCTCTTCCTCAATGTAATCTTCCGGCTGATAAATATGCTTCTCTGCTGAAAACATATAGTAGATCAGATCATCAACTCCCGTAGGCTCTCCTAACCATGTCCACCGGTACATCTTGATATCCGCTCGCATCATAGCTTCTGCAGAATCAATCAGATCCTGTCCTAACCAATCAACCGGAACATCTTTATAGCTTGTGTGAATATGGATGCAGTCCTCCCGCTCTTCCATCTTCTTACACCAGAGGTTGATCGGAGCATTCGGATTCTTCGGCGGATTGTAAAGATAGATCATCTGGAAACCAGCTTTGTTTCCACGGACGAACGTTGCTTCTATATTCGCCAGTTCATCTTCCCCTTCCCCGTCATCAAAGAACTCTGTCAGCTCATCCAGCACTACAAGCTTTATCGGCTTGTCCTCATCGATGATACCTTTTGTATCGTCAATTCCATCAGAACCGGAGAAATACATCGTTGTATTGTGCTTTTTATATGTAATCTCCATCGGGGATTTTCCGATCTTGAAATATGACTTGGGAATTTCTAGCCGGTTAATGCCCCGGAGCATTTCTTTATACACTGTTTTCCGCAGTTTATTGTGATGTTTTCTCAGGACTACTGCTGAACCATTTGCATCATCCACCAACTGGAAGATTCCTCTGACTCCTGCATAACTGGATTTTGTACCGGCACGGCCAGATGTCAGGATAATATGTTTATGCTGTTTATCGTTAAATAAAGGCAGATATTTCGGAATGATCAGATCTGATATTCTAACCTGTTTCTTTGTCTGCATCATTGATAATCTCTACTCCTTCCGTTTCATCCTCACTACTGCAATCTCGGTTCAGCTTATCTGCGTTTGCCCGTTTCAATTCTGTATCTGCTTCTCGGTTGCGTCTGTTCTCATCCGGTTCCGGTGATTGCCCCGCATACTTCGCTACGAATGTAGCTGCCTGTGTATTTCCGTTCAGTGCTTCTTTGATCTGTGCCATCAAAAGAGCCGATTCCAGAGTGCACTCAACACCGAGTGACTCCAGAACCGGCTTCCATTCAGGACTATCTATTTCGGCGGTAAGCAGCATGTTCAATGTCTTTCGGAAATCAGCCTTTCTCCGTCTTGCTTCTCCGCTTGCTTTACCACCTTTAGAAGTAATTATTCGTAGTTCCTCCGTTGTTCGTTTATTAAATCCACGATCTTTTATGTTATCATAACCTGCCACTTCACCACCTTCCAATCTGTTAATTTATAGTACAAAAAAGAGACACCGAAGTGCCTCTTAAACATTCATATTTGATATAATATCTTCCACTATCGGAAGAAAACATCCTGCTTTTTCATACAGCTTATGTATACCATGTGCTTTCTTTTTTGCTTCTTCTTTAATTACTTCACCTTGCATTTTATCAGCCATTTTCATTATGTGAACGCTTTGATCAAATTCATTGATTACTTCACCCAAGTTATTATCCAATATACTTATATCTTTTCTATTTTTCAACTCTTCATTTGACAACTCAAATTCACTGTCCATCTTCACTGTTCTGCGCTTCACATCTTTCAACTCTCGAAAATAATTACATTGTTCTTCTTGAGACGCATCTTCATTTTCTTTCATCTTTTCCAAAACTTCGCAAATATTCCTCAAGCGATTTTTTTCAGTCAAGAAATATCTCGTTTTCTCTTTTTTAATGTCTTTCTTCCGGTAATATTTAGTCACTAATATACCGCTAATCACACCGCTAACGATTCCTGTTAGCAGCCCTATCAACATATCCCATAAAAGCTCCATAACTCTGTCCCCCAACTCTTAATTATATACTGAATATAACACACATAATTAGCAGCCACAACACTTTAGTGCTAATTTATACTTTTTTAATATTTAGGACTACTGCTGAAAGAATTAATAACGCCAACAAAAACAAAAATAACCAAATACACAATCAAAATTTATAAGAAAAAGCAGGAACCTTGCAGTAGTCCACAACGGGTATAGCAGGACTCGAACCTGCGACACATCGGTTAACAGCCGATCGCTCTACCAACTGAGCTATACACCCGTAGGATGCCTTTTATTAACACCCTTTACCCTATCCGCACTCGGGTACTGACACTAAATATAGATTGCTGAATCTATTTTTGTTTGTTTTGCAGATCTGCGGATACCTGCGTTTTGTGATATCACTCGTAGCACTTCCGCAACATTCCGGAATTAAAATTTACTGCGATATGCTACGAAGCCGTGTACAGGGGTCGAACCTGTCTGCCCTACATTTGCCACAGCATAAAACACCGCCAGACAAGAAAGGGGAGAAGTCCGGCGGCGTTCTGAATGTTTGGAAAGATTGTTTTAGAACAATATATAATCGTTCTAGAATAATTATAGCATAAGTAAAATATAAATGCTATAAATCTTTAAGCTGCCCGCTTATAATCTGCGATACTCGCGCCTGGGTATATCCAATTTCATCTGCGACTTTTTGCTGGGTTTTCCCCTCAAGATAGTGCAACTCAAATATCTCTTTAATCTCCGGATCATCAATCCCATTTATGTAGTCTTCAACTTCTTTCTGCTCCTTCAGAATCAGTAGCCTATCCGCTTCTTTTCTTCTGATCTGCCGTCTTACATTCTCTTCTTCGTAAGGGTCATACATTTGTACAGACGTTCTCACTTCGGTGTACGGAAAATCTGCGCTAGATCCCGTTACCTTCCCCATGACAACAGTCGATTCCCGTTCACTGAGTTCTTGTATCTGGTTCTCAATCCGGATAAGTCTATCTTTGTTCGGTCTATACTTTTTCAGTGTTTTCTTGTCCAACTCTATCACCTCCCGGAACAGGATCTTTTATGTTGTATTTCTCTGCTATGTACTCCACAGCGTCCTTATTCGTCCTCTCACGGCTTTTAAAATCACAGGCAAAGGCTTTATGCTCCTGTTGCTTTAAAGCGGTCTCACAGGGCTTTCTCGTTGCCATAGTGTATGCTTCTATTTTCTTCATGATGTCCGCTGTCTCCTTTCTGCATCTAGCTTATTATCACCATTCACTCACCCTCACAGGAAGTATGATGCCTATTATTTCTCCGTAGCGTGTAAACACGGCATCGTAGTATTCAGAGTTTCCTTGGTATTTAATAAGATTTGGCGTGCATCCGTCAAACATTTTCAAATATTTATTATCAAACCAAGCGTATTCCCCTGTTGTCTCGTCTCTTATTGCTCTCAGAATGCTTTTGCCAGTTGTAAGCATTCTGTTTGACAACTTGGCCGCCCTCATTTGGCTCTGAATATTTTCTGTGGAAAAATGTTTCACCCCATCTTCTGGCAATTTCTTCTGCTTATCTATGTCGAGCAAGAAATCTTCTTTCTTCACAAATACAATATATCTACCTTGCGTAATCATCACTTTTCCGTCTATCTCGCCCATCATATACGATCTTGTTTTCACTGCTTCTATCTGCACTTTATCTTCAATTAGCATTTTCTCTTCTCCTTCCTGCGTCTCATGGTTTCCCTGTTCATTCCGTTACCTCAATTTCCTCTCCTGTCAGCTCTTCCAGCTTCTGTTTCATTTCTTCCACAGTCATTTTCTTCGATTCGGTGCGTTCCCAGATGAGTTCGAGGTTGCCTTTAATAAACACATCTTTTATGCATCCGAGTGATTCCGGAGTAATCCTATAGACTTTAACGATGTCTCCTCCTGTATACCCTTCCCATTTCAAGTCATCAGTGTAACCGTCTATATGATTGCATCTGCCTTTTCTTACTGCCTTCCCAGCCAATACAAGATACATGTTGCCATCTCTTTGTTCAACTACCATCCCGTCTTCCAGATCCGCCTTTGTAAATTCTTTCTGCATGTAATCACTCCATTCTAAGATTTCGTATCCTTCGCTATTGTAGTACCGATACGATGAGAGCATTCCGGATCCTGTATAGCATGTTTCTCCTTTGCACTTTTCATAATTCGTCTTTTCCATATAACTTTTGCCTGTGCACCATTTCATTCCATGTCCGTGCATCTGCCTGCAGAAATCTTTTGCTTCTTCCTCAGTCTTACAATGCATCACAATCTTATTGTCTTTATTTTTAAATTCATCCCAGTTAAATTTTTTCATCATCCTACCTCACTATCTTTCGCACAATCCAATCTAAAAAAATCACAAATAACAGTATCGGAAACCCTCCAGCCAGAAGATAATCTGCTCCTTCTAGCTCTACTTCCTCTTCGATTCCTGTCTTTAAAGTAATCACTGTTCCAAGCCCCAGGATATAGTACAGGGCTAGGAATGCGATTGTGATTATGATGTCCATGTTATTTCTCCTTGTATGGTTCTATCTGTTCTTTCGGCATCCACGCTGTCACGACATCGTACACTATTTCCTTATCTGTCCCAAATTCTTTGTCGCAAGCGTAGACCGAACCTCCATCATCACAAAATTTCCACATACCCACTCTATCTATGTATCCGTCGTACACATTGCGCTCTTCCGGATGGTATGTCTTTTCTTCTTCTGGGACCCAGTATGAATAATAGTCTCCAATCCATTCAGATGAGTGTACAGTAACTTTTACCATTTTTCCGACTTCCGGCAATTTCTCGCTTACCGGAATCCAACCGTCATTTTTCTTCCCATCTTCATATCCTTGCATATAAAATTTTCTTCGGCTGCATTCTCTGCACTTCGGAACATCGCCCATATGAGAACGGATAATGTCTTTTGCCCAACCAACACTTACATAATCATCACACATTCCGAATGATTCAAACTCTATCGCATGATCTTCAATCTCTTCCAAGATCTTCTCTAGTACGTTCATTCCACATTCTCCTTACCCACATATTTCTCCACAATATCTACTGCACAGGTCAAGCCATAAAGATAGCTTTCCAGCTCTTCTGCTGTTTTGCTCGCTCCATGTCTTTTCTTTTCTTCCTTCAGTGTTTCGTAGGCGTCATTTTTCATGGATTCGATTTCTTCCACGATCTTCTCTAATGCGTTCATCACTCCACCTCCAACATCTCTTGATTGTCAAAAATATTGCCAATGACTTCATTTGTGTTCGCTTCGAAAAATAAAGATCTATCTCCATTTATGCAGTATGTTCCATTTAAAAATTCAACGCGATTCAGTTTGTGTCCTAAAAGGTCATTCTCCCAAATCTTCTTACCATTCTTGTCGGTAAGTCCGGTGTACTGGCAGAGGGTGTTTATATCAATCTCATAAAAATCAATGCCAACTACATTCCATTTGTCGCATGCTGTACCTTCATACGGTTTAACGATTATCCCGCCAATAAAATAATGTTTCGGTTCTGGCATTCCATCATCAAATAAATATCCTTCAACCCACCATTCCTCTTTCGGAAGTTCTTTCCAGCTTTTTCTCTTTGCTTTAAAAAGGTCTCTATTCATCTTCTTTTCCTCCGTTCTGTCGCATCTGCTCAATGTAAATATCTGTAGCACACCTTACAATTTCCTGTTTCATCCCATCGTAATCAGTGCCTTTGTAAAAATTCTTGTCGCACGATCTTTTAATCATATACAGGATATCTTCAAATGCTCGCTCTTCCACTTTCCCTCTCCACTTCATTGTCGTATTTCATACACTTTCCATCCTTGTACGCTACACATTTCTCTTTAATACACGGATGTAACACTGGTCTAACAAAATCTCCATTTCCTACGAGCATTGCTTTTACCTCTTCTTTTCCGACTAAATCAGGGCAAAATAAAATCATCACTCCACCCCTTTCATATAGCATCCCCAGAATGTCTTACTCTTCTTTCCACTTCTGTGTCCAAATAATGGCTTCTGTCCAATTGCATCCCATACTTCGCTTGCCGGTATGTCATACTCGCTCCACTTAAAAATCAGTACCCCGTCTTCTTTTAGAACCCTCATGCATTCAGTAAATCCATCATGTAACATTTTTCTCCAGTTTTCTCCAAGTTTCCCATACTTCTTGGCTAGCCATGCAGTCTCTCCAACTTTCTTTAGGTGCGGAGGATCAAATACTACCAGTGAAAAGCTATCATCTCCAAACGGAAGATTCGTAAAATCGCACTGTATGTCTGGATCTATAGAACACAACCTTTCAGACGCTTTCCAGATTCCGGAAAAAGATTCCCTTCTCTTGTCACAATATATTACGGACGGGTTTTCTTTATCGAACCAAATCGTCTTGGATCCACAGGTTGCATCTAATATTTTCTTTCCCTTGCAATCTTCCTCATATTCCGGACACTCCGCACAATACTCATACCGGTCCATTCTTGCGCACTGCTCTTTGCACACTTCGTTTTCTGGGCATTCTATGCAGCAACGATCGGATCCGCATATACTTGTTAATTTGCATCTTCCCATCATAGCTATTTCACCCTCCTGTTCCATTTCCCTATAGCAGTAGTTTCTAAAGCACATCTTCGCGTTGCGACTCCGCATTCTTCGCAGTACACGAAAGCTGATATAACTTTTTCGTCAAATCCATAATGGATTTTCATTGTCGCTTCTCCACCACAAAACGGACATTTCTTTAATTCTCCCATGTTACTCACTCCAATCTAATTACGCATTCCTAATCTTCTACAAACAGTGTTATACCCACAGTCTAGTTTTTCAGCGATTTGATTGATTGTTAATCCCTTATTTCTAAGAAAAATCACATCTTCTTTTGCAACATCACTTCTTGAAACAATATGCTTCATCCTATCTCCAAAACTTCTTTTATATTCTTCTGAAACATATTGAACTAAATTATGTTCTTTCGTGTGTAATGATTTTTTAATTACTTGAAGATTAGAAATATTATTATTTAATTTATCTCCATCAATATGGTGAACATGAATTTCTGAACCAAAATTGAATCCAACAATATGTTTACCAATTATCCTGTGTACCGACACTTTGTCATGCTTTATCGAAATTCCAGCATACCCACGATAAAGATAAATTTTATATTCCTCTTTAGGTGTAATATTTCTTCTACTGCATTCTTCTTCTATTGCTTTTTCTAAAATTGAATAATCTACTATGCAGTTACATGCGTTTTCAAATTTCATTTAAACCTCCGAAATCTAATCTCTGGCCGCACTTCAGACAGCATTCGTGCTCTTCTGCATGTCCATCAATAAAACATATTGACTCTCTGCAACTTGGGCAAACGAAATAACCTAATTCATAGTCTACTTCTTCTGGCTTTTTCGCCGTATCACGCTCTTTCAACTCATGCATCTGATTCATCAACTTCGCACACTGGCTGTCCACAAAATCATTCACCTTGTTATACTGGTTCAAAATATCGCACACAAACCGTCCCATCTTGCACTCTGCGCATTTATCTTCCAGTTCCATTTCACTTAGCTGATCTGGATACCTGCACAGGTTGTCGCATATATGCTCCATCATTTCTGTTGTGATCCCGTCCATCCATGTTTCTTCTGTTTTCGCCATTAGTCATTCCTCCGTAATAAAGTCTTCTATACTCATCTGCCCTGGTATGTTTTCATCCTCCATCCACCAAAAAAATACCTCTTCCCCTGTCGTCCACTTACATTCTTTTCCTCTTCGTTTACGTTCTTTCAACATCCTGTCGAAAGCATTTATATACAATTGCTTATACTTTGGAAAATCTGCAAACTCTTTGTAACGCTTCTTGCCTGCCATCGGACATCCGATGCAACCAACACGATCATATCCGCACTGGTACAGCTCGCACGTCTCTATTTTCTCGGAATTTATATATCCCCAGATATCACTATGCGTCCAATCTATGATAGGATTTACAATCATTTTTTTCTGCTGCATACATAGCTCACTCATCCGTCTTCGTGCATCGTTATCCTCCATCAGCATTATCTTCGTAAATTTTTCTTTCTCTTTTTGGGTTTGTCCGAGCTTTTCAAACTCTTCCCTTTTCAATCTGGAAGTACTTTCGTCCCATCTTACTCCGGTTGCGATATACCGGTTTGCACATCCAGTTTCTTTCAGCGTAGAGCAACAGTATCTTACAATTCTTGTCGGCGGGATAAGCTTTTCTGGAATTAAGCTCCACATGCTAATCAATTTTCCTTTATAGCGTGGTTTTTCTATTTCGCACCTAATTCCATGCAGTTCCAGTTCTCGGAATACCTTCCGGATATGCCGAACTGTCTGTGGTGCGTCTGCCGTTGTATGGCTGTTATGCACTTCAAACGGGATTCCGGATCGCTTAAAAATCTCTAACATCACATCACTATCCTTGCCGCCGCTATACGTACAAACAAGCGGTCTACCATAGTGATGTAGACTCATTTCACTTGCCATTTTAATTCTTTCGATTGCTTTTTTCTCTTTATCCATTTTCTCAGAAGCCCGGTATACCCTTGCCCCGGCCGGAGGCTGGCTCCTTTCTATTTTCGCTTATTTTTTATAACCTACTGCAAATACCTCCGCATTAATATCCGGTTTGGATTCGACATCGCCCTGTTGAGCCGGCAACTGGTCCTCACCCAACCCTCGTGAAACTCCATGTAATTTGCAATGTTGCCAAAGATATCCTTGACCGAAGTTTCCTGCTTCTTCGACTCAGGCAGCATATCATTGTCTTTTAAAAAGTTTTTGAACGTTTCAATACTTGCATCGATTCCGCTCTCTTCGCTTATTGCTGCATAGATGTTCTGGATCGTAAGTCCGTATTCGATCATGCACTTAATTTCTCCCTTGTACGGTTCGTATTGTTTTCTTTTATTTTCCATTTTTCTTAACCACATCCTCTTGTTTGCTATTACCCTCTTTTTCACTTCTTTTCCAGTAATATCCTCAAGTACTCTGCAGATATGCTCATCCGTGCATCCGAGTTTTACCATCTCTTCGATCTGGAACTTGTAGGGATCCAGAAAGTGTCCTGGTCTACTCATTTCCCTCTCACCCTATTCTTTCTCTTCCGCTTTGTGCTGCCGCGCGTAAACGCATCCATATTTCCGTGTCTCAATCCGGTAGACTGTTTCCTATAGACTCTAAAACCGTATCTTTTTCTGTTCATGTTTGCCTCCTAACTGAAACTTACTTCCGGCTCTTCCTCTGGACATATTTCTCCACCTGCTTCCATTTCGTTTATGATGATTTTCGTTCCCGCTCTTTGTAATCTCAGCAACAGCATGTCAAATTCCCCAAGGTATCTCAACGACTTAATGTCTACACATCCCAAACTGTCAAGTGTATACTCTTTCTCAAAATCCCATTTCGATATCGGAATTTCCATATTCAACTCTTCATCGTGTTCGTTTTCGAAAATGATTACCGCCCTATGCAGGGAGCTCCAAGTAGATCTTTCACACTCTTCTATTAGCATCTCGCAACTGACCGATTCGTAGTGTGGTCCATCGTCAAACTCCACTTCCAGACCAGTTGTACTGATCTTCTTTTCGCACATTGCAATCCATGCATCAAACAGATCCGTGACTTCCATTTCTTTTTCTTCCTGCTTGATTGATAATTCCTTAAAATTTTCTAGAATCTTTTTATTCTCAATGCAAGCATCGGAATTTACGATTTCTGTAAGCACCGTATCCAACTTTGGAAGGTATTCCGAAAAATCATACTTCTCTATGTACGGCACCATGACATCGTTTATCTTTTTCTTCAGTGCCTTTTCCGCATCTCCCCATCTAAACGCTGATCCTATTGCCGATTCTATCGATTCCTTAAATTTCTTTTTGAGTATTTCCTTTACTTCTTCCTCGGAGAGACACTCCTGTGCCATTTTTAATAATTCTTCTTTCATTTTGCTCCTCCTTAATTCGAATTCAACAGCTGCTCTTCCAGAGAGTCCATGTCGTACCCTCTGCGTTCGAAGTTGTTTAAGTTTCTGCTTACCGGCGGTTTTGATTGCTTCTCTGTTCTTCCCGGCTCATTATCAAAATTTCCTCCTAGAATCTTTTTTAAATTCTCTTCTTTGATAATCCAGTTAAAATTCGCCTTGAATTTATAAGCCCCTTTGCATTCTTCGCCTTTCAGGAATTTACTGTTCTCTGCTTTTGCAAATGCGGTTCTGATCTGTTCAAAACCAAATTTCTTACAGGCTGTAGCAATATCTTCCTTCCTGCTATCGGAAATCCGCTCAACTCTATCGAAACTCTTACAAATATCATTAAATGTGTCGGCGATCAGCTGATAGCTTATTTTGCTATCAGTCTTATCTCTTACTCTATCTCTATTCTCTATCTCTATATCTATATCTATATCTATATCTGTGTTACACTTCTGCACATTGTTGTTACACTCCGTTACATTCGTGTTACATTGTAACGCCTTATTTTTTCTTGATGCCCTGACACGCTCCGCTGATTCCGATTCCGAGCAGATTAAAGACTGGGTTTCCGTCATTAAAAATTCTGTTTCGGAACAGGGCTCAATAAGTCCTTGAGATAGTAGGTATTGCACAGTTACTTTCACATTGTCTGGATCTTCATCTATTGTCAGAGCAATTTCTTCTGAAAAACTCTCTTCAATCCCATCAAAAAACAGCTTTCCGCCATTGCTTAAACTCAGCAGCTGCATTTTTAAATAGATAATGGTATAAGTATCGCCGCCAGCAATTTTCCGTAACTTTTTAATTTTGGGCTGTATAAAAAAATCTTTCTGTAGCTTAAGCCAGTAGTATCGTTTTGACATTAAATCACAGCCTTTCTGTATCTATCTGCATTCCAGATTGGTATTCGCAGTATATTTGCATCCAATCATCCAGTTCCATCGTAACAAGGATTTTATGATTGTTTTTCTTATGGAATACAGCGGGAAGATTTCCTGTTCTATTCGCTGCGGCATCTCTCTTTGCTTGATCCATCCAGTCATAAAGTCGCATCTGCTCTTGATGTTTCGCTTCCACATGAATTAAGGGGAGACCAACTACGTCTGAAGCATCACCTGTATTTCCACAGTATTGCGCTGTTCTGTGTGCTTCTTTATATCCATAATCACGGAAGATACCAGCTAATTCCCGTTCAAATCTTGCGCCTTTCTTTTTACTATTTACTGCCATTCCATTTCCTTTCTTTGTAGTGCAGGCAAGGTTCATCCTTTTCCTTGCCTTTGCACTCCCAAAATCTCTCGCAATGTATGCATTCTCTTGTTTTCTTCATGTGATCGCCCTACATGAACGGAAGTTCTTCATCAATTCCATCCGGAACGTTTTGGAATCCGTCAGAATCCGGCTGTCCATATTGCGGAGCAGACTGTCCGCTGCTTCCCTTGCTTTCGCAGAACTCAAAACTATTCACGATCAACTGCATCCCGTAATGCCTCACGCCGTCTCTTTCATAGTTGTTGTTTCTCATTTCTCCTTCGATCAGCAACTTTGTCCCTTTCCCCACATTGCATTTTTCAAATGTTTCCGCAATCTTTCCGAATGCTACACACTGGAAAAAGTCAGCTTCTGAATCTCCGTCTCTCTTAAATCTGCGGTTTACGGCAAAATTAAAACTTGCTACTGCTTTCCCGTCATTTGTGTATCTCATTTCTATATCTGCCGTCAGTCGTCCGCATAAAATAATTTTATTCATATCAATTCACCTCTTAATTTCCAAACAATGCCGCTGCTGCGCTCTGTCCTCTTTCGGAAGATTCAGTTTTTTCTTCCTGCGACTGTTCCATGTCAATAATCTCCGCATCGCTATCGTTATCGACGTATGTTTTTGTTCCGTCATCGTTTATCACTGCCATATCTGCATCCATTGCCGACATCATATCGATAGACATGATTCCCCATTTAGAGATTAGCTGACGCAGCATAGTTTTATATGCCATTCCGTCAAAGTCCTTTTCCCAGAACGTGTATCCCTTTTTCGCCTGATATCCTTTGGAATACTTTAATGCATGGGCTTCCATTTTCTTTTTGCTCCAATAGATCGCCTTTTTAAACCCATTAGTATACTCAAACATTGCATAATATCCGATTGTTTCAGCCTGTTCTCTTGCTTCTTCATCCTCGATCAGATGTACCTCAATCTCTTCGTTCAGAGGATCAAACCTGACAAGCTCGCTCTCTTTAATCGCCAGTACGTTCAGTTTTTTGTACTGCCCGGAACGAATTGCGAGCTGGATATACCCTTTGTATCCAAGCTGAAACTGCGCCACCTTACCTTTGTTTCTGTCATTAAACGGTACGAGGTAATACTGTCCCAACTGCGGAGACGGTGAAAGGTTCAGCGACTCCCCAAGCAGCGCACCGGAAAGGATCGATTGATTCGTGCATTCCTGTAATGCTGCATTGTTATTTACAGCCGATACAATTGCAGAAATAAATCTCTGACCATTCTTCCCACCGATTACGTTGTTGATCTGGTTTTTAACTGCTTCCTGTGTCAAATATGCTGAGATTCCTGTGTTTTTTCTTGCTGTTAAACTATTTCCTACTGCCATTTTCTTTTCCTCTCTTTCTTAAATTGCTTTGAATTCAATGTTTCTGCTATTGAAAAATGCTTTTAACGCCAAAGCGTCCTCTGTTGTTAAATTTGCCTGAAATGATACCCACTGGCGCTCCCTAGCTACGCACTCCTCAAATACTTCCTTTTCAATCCCTGTCACGCACTTTGCCATCTCTGTTTCCGGTGGATTCATGCATTCTTCAAAAGATTTTGCGTCTGTAAATCCAATCTGTCCAGGAAGATCCTCTTCTTTCTTCTGGAACTCTGCTGCCTTTTTCGCTTCCTTCTCTGCTTTCAATTTTTCCTGTTCTGCTTCGTATTCTGCTTTTTTCTTCTGGATTTCTGCAAGTCGCTGTCCTTCGCTTAACGCCCTGTTGATATCCAGAGTGGATTTATAGACTTCTAATGCTTCAAAGCCAAATTCCGGTAATTTCGAAAGCGTATCCACATCTTTCTCCACGCTTGTGATAAATGCATTCATAACATCTTCGATGGACCTCATGGATGTTGTTTTGTTTAACCATCTACTGTCAAAAATACGCTCCAAAGAAATTTCAAACGGTGTCGATTTACTGTTCCAGAGTTCCTCGATTCGCTTCCGTTTTTCCTGCTTCTCGTACTCTTCAAATTCCTTAATTTGCTTGTCGATAAGGTTAATAGGATCGTTAATAAGCTTAATTAAGGCGTTAATTTGAGTCTTAAATTCGTTAAATGGCTCTAAATAAGCCTTTTCCAGTCTTATTCTTTCGTCATTTAAGGCTTTTTTCAGCTTATTTAAGCTTGCTTTATCTGATTTAGCATCCTTAATTTGCTCTCCGGTGTACACTAAATTACTGTGGTCTTCTACTATTTTTTGTATTTCTGACCTTAATTCTTCATAATTAAATGTAATTTTCTCCGGCGTTTTCACTTCATTGACTCTTAATTCCATGTTTTTCTCTCCTTTATCTTCTTATTACATCCGGAAGGATAAGCGGCGGGCATTCATCTCGCTCCACGTATCCCCAGAATCGTTTTCCTTCTTTCATCAGGTATTCCATGTCTTCTTTCACATCTTTTCGTTCAAAATGGTAATGTTTCGTTTGAACGAATATCTCACCAGCATATTCACTTTTTAGCTGCGCTTTTAACTCGCAAAAATCAGCCTCAAGAACTGCCATATATAGCAAGCACTGGCAATAATAATGATCTGGGATCTGGCGATTCCATCTCTTTCTCATATTTCCATTTAAAATGTTCGTTGTCTTACATTCCCAGATTCCAAGTCTCCCATCTCCATCAAAAAGCCAACCATCTACGGAAGCCTGCGCCCAGGGATATTTATCATTTCGAAAACTGTTGTTTTCCTCATATCTCACTTGGTATTCTGGGAAGTCCAGCTGAAAGAGTTCTCTTAATAATGGCTCTGCCTGTGTACCGTATTTAATATAGGGAAGATTTGAAATGTCTTTCGCTTCTTTTCTCCCTGTTTTCAACTCCCACAACTCTACATTTGTCATGTATGGATTCTTCCCGATTGCAGCGGCAATTTCAGAACCGCCGATTCCATTTTTTCTATTTTTAAGCCATTCTTCATGGTTGCTAAGTATTGTTTTTGTAATCATTTGACTTTTCCTCAAATTTTCTCTATACTTTAACTGATTTAATTTCTTGAGTGCTCGAGGGTTGCCGCCCTGTGACAGCACTCTTTTTAATACCCAAACACTAACCACCATCCGATCACCACCACTCCAAACCCGATCACAGCTGCTGCGACCTTGTGCCAGTAAGGCTTGTCCTCTTCTTCCGGCAGATCTACCGATACGGAGCGGATGTCCCAACTGTTTAATACATTGGGCTGTTGAGTAGTCTGGCAATGGTATGTTCCTTTAATCTCCATGCTTGTCCTCCCTTCTACCGCCTAAGCGGTTTCCTCTTTTCGTATCAATGCTCCCTGAATAATCCGGCAACATCCATCTATAAGTTTTTTGACTTCCTCTTCTGTGCGATCCACATAACAATCATCATGTACTCGGATTGTTGCATTTTTTACTTTTACTGTTTCTACGATCAAAATCATCACCTCTCTACTATGTATGCCAGATGGATTGTCCGAGGCATGTTGTCCATCCACTCTTATTTGTGATTCGTTCCAAATCTATCAATTATCATGTTTGTCATCGAGGTGACAAAGTCCATGTTGACATCAAGTAAATGATCAACAGCTTTTTGGATAATGCTCATAGACTCCCGTGTCACCACAAGACTTGTAACGATTGTTGTTATGATCGAGCAGATGATGCTTGCTATTACAATTTCCATGTCAATCCTCCCTGCTACGCCACTCCGTATTTAATAGCCAACTCTTTTACAATAGCCGTATATCCCTCAATCAGCTTCTTATCATCGGCAATCACATCAAGATAATTCAATTTGTCTCTTCTGGATTTGCAAACACCCTCATCTGCCATTCTTCTACGTTTGTTTGTGAGCCTCTGCTTCACATTCACTCCCATGCGTTTTTCCAACAGCTGATAAGATTCCGCTCTTACATCTTGATAGGACTTACTGTCTCCGCACTCCATACCGATTTTTCTCAAGATTCTTCCGGTATCATCTCTCCATGATGTTGTATCGATTGCAACAACCTCACGGATGCTTTCGATCCGTTCTTCCACGTGCTCAAGCTTCTCTGCCTGACGCTTCTGCTCAATTTCCAAGTTAATCATGACCTGTAACTGCGGTGAGAGTTCTTGTGTGGCAAGAGATGCCGCTTTGTATTTCTTTTCTACCCGAATGAAATATCTGCGTACTTGCTTTCCTTTTTCGTTCCGCTCAAGCATTGCCATTTCTTTGGCAGTATCCAGTTTGATGATATGGTCTTTTTTAGAGGTTCCTCCTGACACTGTCGGAATTTCGACGGTGGTAAAATCTTCGTCTTCCTCCGCATCGATATCTAACACTCTTCTTTTGATCCACTCTCTATAGTTGCTCTTTACTTCCAGAACCTCATGCAGTTCTGATCCGTATACTACTTTTTCTCCTGTACTTGTCTCGTATACTGGGACAAGTTCATTTTCAATTACTTTTAATTCGTTCATTTGATCTCCTTTTGTACATTTTATTCAGTTCCTTTTCAATCTTCATAAGACGCACTACGCTTACAGCTTGTACTATTGTTGCTGCAATAGTAGCGATACTTCCAAGTACTTCCAACATCACTCTTCCATCTCCTTTTCCATCAACTCAAGCTGTTCCATCTTCACTCCGTCACGGATTAACTGCTTTCCTCTCTTCTCATGGCATCTGAGTTGATACAGGTACTGTCTCCTCTTATATTTAATGCGCTGTTCCTATATAAAAAGCTGTGCGGCATCAGATTGATTCAATCTTTCAATTTCCTGTTCTACCTGTTCATCTGTTAAAAAATCTTTTCTTGTTTTCATTTTTTCTCCTTTCTAAAATCGGTTTGTTTCCCTTTGAAACTTGAAAATATTTTAACTTCATGTTAAAATATTTTCATAATCATTTAATGTGGAGGTTTTTAAAATGGGAAAGCTTATTTCTATTAATTCTTTTCCTCAAATTCATTTCAATTGCGGTAAATCGGATACAGCAGATGAAAATATGTTGCTTGTAATAGATACGCTTCTTCGAGTAATGAACGAAGTTCTCCCTATACAAAGCGTTTCAACCACAATAACTATTCAGAAGGAACGGGAATGCCCCGCTTGTTTTAAAGAGTCAGATTTGATTATCTTGAACTCAAATCCATCCTCGTGGTCACGACTTGCATATCAGCTTGCTCATGAAATGTGTCACACAGTCATTCATGGAAAAGTACAACAGAATTTACGATGGCTTGAAGAGTCCATTTGTGAACTTTCGTCATACTATTTTTTACCAAAACTTTCCGAATATTGGCAAAATACCGCCATTAACCTAATGACTGCAGACGGACAATTGTACTATCCTTGTTTTAAAACTTATGTTGAAAATGATGTGCAAAAAGCAATTCCATTTGAAATATCGCAGCTTTGTAAAACACCAAAAACACAGCTTGCAAAAAAATTAGATTCTGATCCATATCTGCGAGATATGAATTCGTATATAGCTAACCGATTGCTTCCTATTTTTCAATCGCATCCGAATACTTGGAGTGCTGTTCCACTTCTCTGCAATATAAGTGATACAAGTTCTTTGTCGGATGCTTTACTGGAATGGATATCCATTTCCGCTGCAGAATGTCGTAGCGCATTAATCGAAATTTCAAATATTTTCGGTTTGTCAGAATCTATAAAATAGATTCTGGCTTTCCTGAAACTCCTGGTTCCATCCCACAGTTCATATCTATAATAGGTCTTTCTCCAATTTCTTTAAAAATACGCTCTTCCATCTCCTTGACCGGAATATCTTCTTTTAGAATTTTTAATAAATATTCTTCTCTGTTTTCTGTATCTACGCCTATCTTCATTTTTCACTTTTCCTCCGCAAAATCCATCGGGTTTACTCCAAGAAAAATACATAATGGAATCAACTCTTCTGTTCTTAAATCCCTTTCTCTTTCTTCATCGTAAAGACTTGTATAAAGAGATTGATAATTTAATCCTGTCTTTCTTGCTACCTCTGAAAGATTAAATCCCTTTTCTTTCATATATTTTCCAATTCTCTTCGATATGATCATATTTTATCACCTCATTTCCTACTACTCTGCCCTCTACCATTCCGATAAGTCAGCAGTCATCGCCATATCAAACAGTTCATTAAATGTATCACTGTAATACAACGGCTGCACTTCTTTCTGATTATGAGGACTGACTGCATTTTCACCGTATTTCAAACCTTTCTCTGTCAGTGATTTGAACTTTTTCACTCTTCCCTTACTTGACTGGCGCTCCTTTTCTTCCAAGATTCCGGCAGATAAAAGTTTCTTATTGAACTGCACCGCACTGATTCCGAGATTATTTTCTTTCAGCAGTGCTGTGAGTGACTTCATTTCCCTATTGCCGTTAAACTCATAATTCGGCAAGAATCCCGTCGGAATATGGTAAGAATCATAGAAGCCTTTCAGCATCAGCAACTTGCTTGCATCGTTCATTCTCAGCATGCTTGCTACTACTTCCAGTGATTCTACCTGTTCTTTCAACGGAATGCCTACGTACTGTGTTCCTTTTTCAATGAAATCTTTCATCTTCTCGAATGCTTCAATATATGTAGCTGTGAAAATGACACCTTTCTTTCCGGTCATTTTGTTGGCGATCATGTCGCATCCTTTCTTTGTGCAGAGGTAACATGGTCTTACTTCTCCCTTTGAATCCGTGTAAGCTGATTCGATGAAGAAATCAACCAAAGCAAAATTGCTTTCGTTAAGATGTTTCATGTACCCTTTGATTTTTCTTATTAAATCTGAATGGTTCATCTGCACCATCATTGCTACCTCTCTACTGTCGGTGAGTAGCTGACCGTTTTGTTCAAATACTGTTAAATTGTTCACTGTTTCTCTCCTTCATTAAGTATCTTTAAAAGTTACTCTTTGGCAAAAAAAATTGAAACCGGGTCTTCGATATGAAGTCTGTCTATCATAATTTGTATTTCATTACTTCCAAAAACTCCGTTTTTCATTTTTTCATAAAACGTTTTTGGCGTAATTCCAATCATTCCAGCCACATCCGACTGAGAATATCCATTCTTAGCAATTACGCCTCTTAACTCATTTGTTTTTATCACCGTATCACCTCCGTATCTTTTTAAGTTACCCCTAGTATATCACATATTTGTAACTTGTCAAGATATTTTTTATTGATTTTATTACATTTTTGTGTTATCATTAAGTTACTTCATAAGAAAGGAGCAATTGATGTGACGGTTGGAGAAAGAATTAAAGAAATTAGAACGAAACTCGGAATGAGTCAAGTTGATTTTGCTGACAAAATAAATGTATCAAAGCAAACATTGTATAAATATGAAAACAATATTATAACCAATATACCATCAGACAAGATAGAAGCTGCTGCTGATTTGGGAAATGTTTCTCCATCTTATATAATGGGATGGGATAAAAACAAAGCTACAGTAAATTTATTTACGGGAAATGGAACAATCGAATATATTTCAAAATCAGAAAAGGCTTTATTGGAGTTGTATAACTTGTTAAATGATTTCGGGAAAAAAGAAGCTTACAAACGTTTAGAGGAATTAACTCTGATTGATCGTTACTCTATGTCAAGTAACCATCTAGAAGTATTAGCGGCTCATGAACGAACCGACATTAAAGTAACAGATGAAATGAGAAAACACGATAAAGACATCATGATGGATGACTCTGAATGGGAGTGATACAATGACGATTTATGAAGAACTTTTGGAAGAGGCGAATAATAGCGGACTGATTGTCCGCGAAAAGGCTCTTTCCGGCAGTGATGGTTTAATATACAGAAATAGAATTGCGATATCCAACAGGCTGAAAACATCCGCAGAAAAGGCTTGCGTCTTAGCTGAAGAAATCGGACATCACCATACTGCTGTCGGTGATATCTTTGATCTACAAGATATTGAAAGTATGAAGCAAGAACAAAAAGGAAGATTGCACGGGTATAACCGGATGATCGGATTGCGAGGCATCATATCAGCTTTTAATGCTGGATGCCAAAATAGATATGAGGTTGCAGAACATCTACATGTCACTGAAGAATATCTGCAAGAAGCTATTGACTGCTATACTGGAAAATATGGTAAATGTACTACTGTAGATAACTATGTTATTTATTTCATTCCTAATTTAGCAGTTATGGAAATGATATAACCGCTTCGGCGTTTATATAGAGTTGTGGAAAAGTACAGAGGAAGAGAGGTGATATTTATGAATGATGATAAATTTTTCTTAACCTATAATCAACAAATGCGGAAATTAAGAAATGATAAGCATATTTTATGCGCTGGTTCTTCTCACAAAAAGATTTTGATACGCGCTGGTTATTTCAATATTGTAAATGGATACAAAGCTCCTTTCATTAGTGGAAAAGATGCTTTTGGAAATCATACCTATATATCTGATACATCAATTACTCAATTGCATGCAGTCAAAAAATTTGATGATGAATTGCGTTCTTTGCTACTGAAATATATTACTCAAGTAGAAGAAGAGACAAGAACATTGGCCGGTTATAAATTTGATGAATGTAACGATAATGGACGTACTCCTTGGTATGACACCACTGCCTACTCTCCTAATAAATCTTTGCAACAAAAAATGAACGTTATTTCTAAAGCCTACAGCGAATTAAGTAAAAGTCAGCTTGATTACGTAAAGTTTTATATGGACAATCACAAGCAAATACCTACTTGGATAATGATTAAAGTAGTTAATTTTTCCACTTTTATAGACATTATCCGATATAGTAAAATTGAAGTATCTCATTCGTTATGTTCATTGTACGGATTAGAAGACGAAAACGGACGCGCAAACGTAAAACTTTTAATTGGAAGTCTCCACTGGATGCGGAAAATTCGAAATTCTTGCGCTCATAACGAAAGGGTTTATTGCCTTTCTCGCAAAAAAGATTCACGTGGCCAATCTGGTAGGATTCTTGAAAAATATTTGCGTTCTCTTAGTCCTGGTTATTCGAGGAATCTGGATCAGAAAATATTTGACCTGATTGTATATTTCAAGTACTATCTTCCAAAAATCGAATACAAGCAATTTATTTCCGAATTTAAAAATACGCTTACAGACTTGCAAACAAAAATTCATCCCCATGCTTTCGAGTATGTAAGAGGACAAATAGGAATTCGTAATATTTCTGATTTAGATTTGCTAATCGCACTTCCAAAAGATGAGATAGAGTACAATAAATTTGATAAGCAAGATCTATTTTAGAAGTTTTACGTTAGAATAGTCCCAGAAAGTATGCCAAATTACTCTTAAACATTTAAAAAAAATGTATTTTAATTGTTGTAATATTTTTATTTATATAGTAATATACTTGTATAGAGATAACCGTATTGATTACGGTTGAAAGGCACTCATGCAAGTATTTGTATGGGTGTCTTTTGCTATATACACAAATAAACCGCCCCAGTGCTACCAACACTGAGACGGTCTACATATCCGAAGATATGCTATTGAAATCCACGAATATTGTATCATCTTCGGAAACAGCTTGCAATCCAGAACATTCGTTCATGTGCTGGCTGTTATTTTTGTACCCAAATTTAAATACAATAACATAGGAGTGTGATACAATGTCTTATTTTATCTACGCCAGAAAATCCAGAAAAGACGCCGAACTGGAAGCGCTAGGGATTGATGTTCTGGAACGCCACATTACTACCCTGTTAGAGTTGGCAAAGACGCTCTCTCTTCCGATCGGTGCGATTTACCGGGAAGTTGTGTCCGGAGACAGTATCGATGCCCGCCCAGTCATGACGCAAGTCCTCTCTGAGGTAGAAGCCTGTATGTGGGATGGCGCCCTCGTAATGGACGTAGATCGTCTGGCCAGAGGTGATACGATCGATCAGGGGCGTGTGCAGCGTGCATTTTTTTATTCCAACACCCGGATTGTAACACCGAATAAAACCTACGATCCTGCAAATGAGTATGATAATGAGTACTTTGAGTTCAGTTTATTTATGAGCCGCCGGGAATACGCCACAATCAAGCGCCGGATGCAGCGTGGCAGGGAACGTTCCAGTTCTGATGGTTATTACGTTGGCAATGTTGCCCCTTATGGATGGGAGCGTGTCATTGCACCGGATGGAAAGCACTACTCTCTCGCCCCACATCAGACCGAAGCACCAGTCCTTGATCTAATGTATGATCTGTGCGGAAATAAGCAGTACGGATACCAAAAAGCCTGCACCTATATGACCAATATGGGAATCCTTGCAAGGAGCGGAAAGCCTTTTACACCCTCCACTTTAAAAGGGATCATATCGAATCCGGCAAACATCGGCAAAGTCCGCTGGGGGCATCGTAAGACTGTTAGAGCTGTAAAAGATGGTCGTGTGGTAAAGTCCCGCCCAAAAGCCACAGATTACATCCTCTCAGATGCGGCATGGGCGCCACGGATCAGTGCAGACTTATTTAAACGCGCGAACCAACCAAAAGGATGTTTTTCTGCTCCAGTTAGAAGCGACAGACCGATACAGAATCTGTTTGCAGGTCTGGTCAGATGCTCACAATGCGGCCGGCTTATGGTCCGTAAGAAAGCACAAACAAAAACACCCTATGATATGCTGATATGCCAGTATGCGGAGTGCTCCACAGTCGGGATCCGGATTGATGAACTGGAAGAAGCTCTTCTGGGGTGGCTGAAAGACTACATAGCCAAATATGAATTTACTGACACTCATGAGGAAGATACTGCTGCTATTGCCGCAAAAGAATTGATCGTCACAAATTTTGAGACCGAACATCAGACGCTTTTAAAACAGAGGGAATCCTTATTTGATTTTTTAGAGCAGGGAATTTACACAAAAGAAATTTTTATTGAGCGTTCGAATGCGCTTGAGCAGCGGATCAGAGACTGCATGAATAACATCACTGCTGCCCAGGAAGACTTGCATACTACGATTGCAAGGCAGGCAAACCGAAAGAATTTTGTCCCGAAGTGCAAGAATTTGTTAAGCGAATGGAGTTCCCTGACTGTCCCTGAAAAGAACAGTGCCTTGAGACAGCTGATTGACAGGATTGTTCTGACTAAAACGAAACGAAATAAGAAAAACCAGAAAAACTCTGAATTCACAATCGACGTGTACCCGAAAGTGCCGAAATGA